CGATGGGTTGAAAGAGTCTACACGCAAAATTCTGTTTGCTTGTTTCAAACGGAAATTATTTAGAGACGAACTAAAGGTTGCCCAGTTGGCAGCTTACATTGCAGAACATACCGCTTACCATCACGGAGAGGCGAGTTTGCAACAAGCAATTATTGGTATGGCTCAAGATTTCGTTGGTGCAAATAATTTGAACATACTAATGCCGAATGGTCAGTTTGGCAGTCGAATCAGTGGTGGTCAAGACGCATCGTCGCCTAGGTATATTTATACTGTACTGTCTCCTCTAGCTCGCAAGGTTTTCAGGGAAGAAGATAATCCGATTCTGGAATATTTAGATGACGATGGTATGTCTATTGAGCCTAAATACTATATACCGATTATACCTATGATCTTAGTAAATGGGGGTATGGGTATTGGAACTGGTTTTTCTACCAATGTACCTTGTCACAATCCAGAAGAAATTATTAATATCTGTATAAAACTTGCTGAAAATGTTGGAAAGGACATCAAAACCAAGGAAGAACTAGCAGATGCGTTTGCAAGTATTCATAATACTGAAATTCCATTACTAGTTCCGTGGTATTTAGGATTTCGTGGAACAATTACAAAATCGAAGAGCAATGGCTATCAAAGCAAGGGTACATACAGATGGACGGACAGTTCGACATTAGAAATCACAGAACTACCAGTTGGTACATGGACAGATGATTACAAAGAATACTTAACAAATATGGCAATTGCGCAAAACAGTATTATTAAGGATTTTGAAAACCACTATACAGCAAAGACAGTTAAATTTGTAATCAAGATGGCTAGTCCCAGTGTTAGAGACCAGATTGACACTGATACAGAATTTAAGCTGTCCAGTACAAAAGGATTGTCTCTTAACAATATCAATCTATTTAGTGAATCTGGAGCGATTAAAGCGTATAGCAATACGGAACAGGTGATAAAAGAGTGGGCTTGTATTCGTATTGCGAAATATGTTGAACGTAAACAGTATCAGCTCCAAGAACTAGAACGTCAACACGTACTTATCTCTGCAAAAGTTAGATTTATCAACGATTTCATTGCGGGAGTAATTCAATTGGTAAATAAAACAGGAAAACAGGTAAACGAGCAACTGAAATCCCTTAAGTATCCTACAAAGAAAGCTGAAAGTGGAAGTGAAAGTGGAAGTGACAGTGAAAATGAAAGTGGAACGAACGAAGGTGGTTATGATTATTTAACCGGAATGGCATTGAAGACTTTGACAGTTGAGAAAAAGAAGGAACTTGAAAAGGAAGAGTATGACATCAGAATGAAGATTGAAGCTCTCAGATTTAAAGGGGTACATGACATATGGAAGGACGAGTTAATTGAACTACTAAAAGACTGGAAGGATTATCGAACTGCCGTTGAAGAAATATATGAAGCAGATCGAAGTGGTGAAGTTCCTGTTGTTAAGAAAAAAGGTATTAAGAAATAAAAATTACTAATATTTAAATGCAATTGCGTCCTTGTTTACTTCTTGATGTTGATGGTGTGCTAATTCGTAATGATCGTATTTTAAATAGTATTGTAAAACGAGCAGAACTTTTTGTTAGTAAGTACGCACCACCTAATGTTGACACTGCAAAATTTAACAGGTCTCTAAGAGAAATACATTCACATACTGTTTTGGGTTTACAGAATGAATGTAAATTAACTGATATAACGATAGATGAATTCAATGAGTTTGTATATACACCAGAAATATTAGATTCTCTGTGGTCGTATTTAAAAGGCGATGACTTTAGTTACACCAAGGAAAATCTGAATAGAATTGATTCACCTACTTACTTATTCTCAAATGCACCACTTGTTTGGACTTCTCCAGTTGCGGAAATATTAAATATAGATCCGCAAAATATTTTAGTACCGAAGAGTGGTTTAAAACCGTACAGAAGTGTATATGACGAGGTATATATAAAAGTTGCTGAGACAGTTGAAAATCCGTATTTAGTATTTTTAGATGATTCTGTTGTAAATTTAGTGCCTTTGAATGGAAGTACGATTTGGAAGCCAATATACTACAGTGAACGCGAGTGTTGTAGTATTAAAGGTATAGACACAATCAATGATATTTGTCAATTACAATGGTACTTGTACTGACTTAGCATTAAGCTACTTGTAGCGTTAAGCTACTTGTACTTGTAGTTACTTAAAGAAAACAATGTAAATATAACTTAAAAATGCCGATGTACATTAGAAAGCTTCCAAACAAATCTTCATTAATTATTGAAAAAGAAAGTTTACCGGAAAAAACATTTATGTTTAACCCTAGTTTAGCATATCCGTATTTATATTTGCGCACTAATATTGTAAGTGATGCTCAAGACACAAATGTAGTTACATTGCATAATATGCAAACAAAAGAAACTCGAACTATCGCAACAGTAGGACTACAACCGAGTGTCAACTTATATCAAGGTCTAGAAGACCTCCGACTAGTGTTATTTAATGACAAATTGTGGTTTACAGCAACATCTACACACGCTAGTGACAAAATGATCAGTCAAATTCTAATTGGGTATTTCAATGACACGAAAACTGAAATAGAAAAAATTACTACATTGCACAGTAGCGATGACATCCCTATGAAGAATGTAGTCCCATTTGTGCACAATAATAGTCTTAAATTACTTGACATCTACACTATGTCAATTTACACTGTCACCGAAGCGCAAATTGACAGCGAAGTGACAACGACAGCTGACAGCGAAGCGACAGCGACAGCACCCGATAGCGAAGCGACAGCGACAAAATTAGATTGTAATGTTGAGAATTCTGGTTCATTGAAAAGTGACAAGATCAGGTCAAATATGTTGCGAACATCAACCTCGCCATTTCACTTGCATGGTAATATGTATGGTGTCATAGCACATGACGTAATACAAACAAAAGTAAATATTAAATTAAGTTATATTCACTACTATTTAGAGTTTGACATAAGTAGTGGAAATATAACATTTATATCAGAACCATTTTGGGTATTGCATTGGGGAGTGGAATTTGTTAGTGGTGTGTTTTTTGACAAAAGTTCAGGATCCGTTGTTTTGTACCTTGGATACGATGACAAATATCCTTACATGGCGACAACAACATTAAGTGACTTACGAGTAGGTAAAGCTTAAGCTTAAGCTTCCGAAGGAAGCAAGTTTCAGTCCGTTTCGTAAATCGTTATAGGATTTGTAAAGTTAATACCATTAAAGTCGCACGATCCTGAAACAGTGTATGCCCCCACATTTTCCCAGAGAATCCAATCTCCGTATTTCATTTCTGACAATGTGAAAGCGCCTATTTTATCAAAGCTGTCACATGTAGGACCCCAAAGAATGCATTTGGTTTTTTGTTTGGTTGCGTGAAGAGTTTTAGGAATTAATTTCTTGTGATCATAAATGCTACAATTAAAAGAGCCGTACATACCGTCAGTTAAATAATAATTATTATTTTTTATACCAATTACACGTGTGTATAAGCGTGCAATATTTTCAACGAAATATCTACCAGGTTCAGCAATAACTGAATCAAATACTGGATTTTCATTTAACGTTGCATTAACAACTTTAGCTATTTCTGGCAATAATTTAACTGTGAAACCACCACCAATGTCTAATAACGAAACATTGAAGTTACACAACTCTTTCGCCAAATTTTTGAATTTTATTGCTGACATAATAGAATTATTATATATATATGCATTCTTTGCACCTGAACCAACATGAAAAGATACCCCAGTTATATTAAGATTTAAAGTGTTACATTTGAGGATGAGTGATTTCCATTCGTCTTCGTGGGCACCATATTTACTGCTTAAAAGACAATGAGCATCAGGGTCACATGCATAAATTCGTATGACAATGTTTGCGGAAGTACCGTAATGTGTATATATTTTTTCTAATTCACATATTGAATCTGCTACAATAAGGTTAATAGAATGACACAAGGCGAATTTGATATCGGTAGTCTTCTTGCATGGATTTGCATAGATTATTTTGCTATTACATCCACCAAGATTTAATACGAGACTAATCTCATTCGGTGATGCACAGTCAAAAGAGCAACCGAGATCTACTAATGTTTTCACAACTTGAATATTCGGATTGCATTTAATAGCATAAAATGGCGTTACATTAGGCATAAGACTATTCCAGTTATGATACAGTTCTTTTAGCATCTTCAAATCGTAAATGTAGATAGAATCTTCCGCAATTTCAAACAAGGATTGTTCAGCGTGATCTTTCAGCGTGGTTTATTTGATAAATTACAATGCGAAAATAAATTTACTAAAAGTAGATGAAAGAAAAAGAAATAGGTAAAAAAATAAAGACAGCAACCTACATCGCTTTGTTTTTTGTTATATTAATTAACCCATATACATATAAGCTCACACACAATGTATTAACTTATTTCAAATTTGATCCCATTATTAAAGAAGATGGACATCTTACTATATTAGGAATGTTCGTTCACTCTTTTGTTTTCTATATTTTAACTTGTGTGTTTATATTACGATCACCATAGCGCTGTTCGCTGTTCGCTGACGCTGTCGCTGTCGCTGTCGCTGTCGCTGTCGCTGTTCGCTGTTCGCTGTTCGCTGTTCGCTGACGCTGTCGTTTTACGTTGTATCTTGAGCAGCTAAACATAATTTTATGGTACCAAGATTTGCAACTTGATAACATAGTATCAAAGGATAAGTGTTTTTGATATACAATTCAACATTATTAGAAAGTGATGTACACTTGGTGAAAGAAATAAGATATTTAATGGAATAAATACCTTGGATAATTTCTTGTTTGTTTTCACTATTAGTAATAGATACATTTGGATTTTTATCTGTTCCTAGAACTGTTTCTTGAGTGCAGAAATCACCTTTGCAACTGAAAGTAATTTGATTGCCCACATTACGGATTTCAATGAAGTCTGTAAGGTTGTGCATATCACGAATAATCTTTTGAAGATCTACAGAAGGCATATTAATAACTGTTTGAAAGTCAGCAGGAGGTATTTGAATATTTAATACATCAATATCCAACATTGACAGTTTGTATAATGTTTTCAAGTTCTTCTGCTCGTTTTCTATTTGAATTCCAAAGTAATTCGAGTTTTGTCTATCCACAAACAATGTTAATACGTCATTATTGCTAATTGTTTTTATAAGGTAATGCAATTTTAACATATTAATGCCAACATATATCTTTTTTTCACAATAGTATTTCTCAAACTTGTCAGCGTCCAATTTTAGATATACTAGCACTACGTGAGTATTATCTAAAGCCACAATTTTCATCCCTGTCTGGTCAAACTCAAGATTGACATCCATTAATATCTCTTTCAAAGCATCAATTACCTGTTTGAAAGTTGTTGCTTGAACAGTTTTTATTTCAAGTAAATTCGAGTTCATCCGAGTTTAGTTTAATTTTTTGATTTGTCTTTAAATGCCTTTAATCAGTGTTTCAATTTTGTATGCTAGTAGTTCATAAGGATGTTCAGCAGATGGTGTTGACAATATAACGTCACTGATATTGTACGGTTTATCTGAAGAATAGTATGCTACCATGGGTTTTTGAGATACAGGATCGATATATATCCAGTTGTCTAAATCCGGATTTGCACGTACCCTAGGCTGTCCTGTACGTTGCTTCCACTTTATGTATCCATTGGATTCTAAGTAATATGAAGTTTCTTCTGGATATATTCTTGTATACAAATGTACTTTTTCATGGATTAAAACACGTAACAAATTTTGATCAGTTTCGTCAACGGAATCAGATAAAAAGATGATACCACCACGTGTGTGAGGTAATCCATCTTCATAGGCATTTCCTGACGTGTACGCAATAATCCATGGGATGTCATTAATTTTGGAACATTCAATGCCTTTAATTTGCAGTTTTGAAAAGAATTTGTTTGCAGCCTGTACAGCCTTTGATATTTTTAGTTTGAGGGGATCTGGAATTTCAGCAGCGCTGCTTACCGCTTTTGTTTTGTAATCGGAAGATGTTTTGCTTTGACGGGCATACAGATCAGTTGGAGATAAATTGGCTATGTAAAAGTCTGGATCCGAGTCTAGAAATTCTTGTGTTTCTTGTATACTCAAAAAATTCACATTCTTTTTAGGTTGATTGATAAAGTTTTCAGTATCAAGATATTTATACAATAAAAACAAAATTATTGCTATTAACACTAGAAACATTGCAGTAGATATCATTTAGTTTTCTATAACTAGAAGAGAAGAGAATCATAGTAGAATACTTTCAGCGCTTCGCTGTAACGCTGTCGCTGTCGCTGTAACGCTGTCGCTGTCGCTGTGTCGCTGTCGCTTTGCGCTTTGCTTTGCGCTTCGCTGTCGCTGTGTCGCTGTCGCGCTGTCGCTGTAACGCTTCGCTATATGTACATAGAATGGTGAGATGTGTTCATATTCTTTTTCTCTAAGTCAGATTTGCTCATGAATTCTTTTAGGTGACCTTCAGAAATTGTAACTGGAAAATCAATGGTAAGTTTTTGTCTTTTGTTTGATTGAGGTGTTGTATAAGGAACATACCTATACATATTTAACCACCCGATAATACTTTCAATGTTTCTTTTTAAAGTTCGAACACCTTTTTCTGGCTCGAGTAGCGCAATCATTTCAGATATAATGTTGTCTGGGAAAACGATGTCCGTTTTAGATATATTATACTGTTCAAGAAGTTTAGGAATTAAATATTCTTTTGAAATAATAATCTTTTCTTCAACATTGTAACCAGGTACTCTTATAATTATCATTCGGTCTTTTAAAATTGGACTTATCGTCGTTTCGTCATTGAAACTGAATATCATAAGCGACTTTGAAATGTCCAGTTCTATTTCTGAGAAATATCTATCATAAAACTGTTCGTTTTGTGTGGAATCAGTTATATGTGTTAATATAGAATATATTTCATCTCCTCTGTACGTGTTTGATACTTTATCAAGTTCATCAAAGAACAATATAGGATTCATACACTTGGATTTGATTAGTGATTCACAAATTTTGCCATAATGTGATCCTTCATATGTAAAACTGTGACCCTCAAGAAGTGCACCATCTGTTGCGCCACCAAGAGTTATAAATGAAAATGGTAAATTGATGGCTTTGGCTAGTCCGTCTTTAATGAGGCTTGTATTGTGTGTGACGATGAAGTTGCCAAGAACAAAGCGATTGTTTGCGTCTAGTTCAAAACCATAGTAATTGTCTTCAGGTAATTCAGTTATTGTGATCGAAAGCGTGTCTTGTTTAACTCCAACTTTCTTGTTCAAACACTTTATTGGAGCGCGATGCAGTAGTCCACCAGAAAGAATAATATCCGAATTTTTAGTGACAATGCTGATTCCAAGTGATTTAATTATGTAAACAAGGTCTTCATAATATGTGTCTAGTTTTAGAATGTCCTTTAGACCTATAGAGTAAAATGTTTGGGAATATCCGATGCTGTCAATTACTCCTGCCAAAAATTCTAATCGTTGCTTAGCACTGCAAGTTTTCATTAAAGAAATTTTATGTAAATCTGTTATATTACAACAGTAACTTAGTTCTGTATCCAGTGATAATCCTAGTAAATAAGGGTCTTCAATTTCGTTTGAGTTAAGTTCAGGAAATTCTATATTTGCGTGATAGCCTTTAAATATTTTTTGAATATACTTAGGTAATTTGAGATATTCTTTCAAAGGGATATCTACTATTGATTTTTTAAATTTTAATGTTAATATATGCTCACTGTTTACTATGTATGAGTCATTTGTTTTGTTATGAGTAATTTTATACATCTTGTCTCTCCCTTGACCGAGAGAGACTACATTGCGAGGTGTAGAATCGTCTCCCATTAACTTGTCACCAATTTGGATGTCTTGAACCTTTTTAATAGTACCATCGTACATAAGGATTTCTGTGTTGAAAGCCAAACATTTTCCGACACCCATGGGTCCTTGAATTCCGATACAGTTTCCTTTTGAAAACGGATTAGATATCCATTGTGCAATTATTTTAAGAAGTTGGTTTTTGACCTCACCCTGCCCATATACAGTTTCATCCAAAGTCTTTTTAACATTTTCTAAAAACTGTTGAGGTGGGTTTGTATCTATATTTCTATAAATACCTAATGGAATGGAATTCAAATTAGTAAACCATTTTTGCTGTTTGTGATATTCACTTGTGTTGTCTGACATAGTTTGAAATGAATTCCATTTAGAAAGTATAATTTCTTTTGTTGAAATTGGAATATTGCAATTTAGTATTTTAAATTTAAACGGGACTTCTTCATATGATTGTTTATGTTTTTTCATATACTTAATAATGTCTATAATGTGTCTTTTGTCATGTGATGAAAGATTATTCCAATATCGCAGTTCATCTTTTGTTAGCCCCAAAGATTTTTTAGTATTTTTTACAACTCTTGAATTAAGATCTCGTGATTCTTCGGTAGTTTCACTTTGCGATTCAGTAGTTTTAGTGTCGCTTTGCTCTTCTTCGCTTTCGCTGTCGTGCGCTTCGCTGTCGCTTTCGCTTTGCGCTTCGCTGTTGCTTTCGCTTTGCGCTTCGCTGTTGCTTTCGCTTTTCGCTTCGCTGTCAGACATTGTAATACTTAAATACTAAATACTACTAAATCTTAAATAAAAAATGAATTAAAAAGGTATAAAGCATTAAAATATCTTAAACTTAATAAGAGAGGCAATATGGGTTCGATACATAAAGAATTGAGTTATGATCAGGAGGGTATTGAATCTGTAAAAGGTATACAATTTAGTGTACTGGGTCCAGAGGAAATTAAAACACGAAGTGTTGTAGAAATTACAAAACCGGACGCGTATTCTGGAAATGAACCCGTTATTGGTGGACTCTTCGATCCTCGCATGGGTATTATTGATCACAATAGACTATGCTCTACCTGTGAACAAAAAAATACATTCTGTCCAGGACATTTCGGACACATCTCTTTAGCACGTCCGATATTTCACCCTTTATTTTTCAATACAGTAAGAATAGTATTAAAATGTGTTTGTTTCCGTTGCTCAAGACTTATGGTTTCTGAGAAATCGGACAAACCAGACTTAGTTGATGAAATTAAAAGAATTAAAGCGATCAAAAATCCGAAGAAACGACTTGACGCGATGATAAAGCTGTCATCCAATACGAAACTTAAAAGGTGTGGCGACGATCTTATCAATGAAGACGGTTCCGATGTTGGATGTCGCGCACAGCAACCTACTCGCTACACAAAAGAACAAATAATGAGAATCGTTGCAGAGTGGAAAGATCCAAAAAATGCTACAGTGCAAAAAGAGTTTTCTGCAGAAGACATCTTAAAAATCTTTCAAAGAATCACAGATGAAGATGCTAATTTACTCGGTTTTAATCCCAAATGGAATCGTCCAGAATACATGATTATGACGATGATGGCAGTTCCACCACCTTGTGTGCGTCCAAGTATCATTGAAGAAAACGGGCAACGCCGTGAAGATGACCTTACGCACAAATTAATTGACATCATCAAATTTAATAATCAACTGAAATTGCGTATTGAATCGGGAAAAAGTACTGAAGAACAATTAAAGGATCTTACAAATCTTGTTCAATATCACATCGCGACATTTATGGACAATCAAATTCCGGGACTGGCAGTTGCGCAACAAAGAAATGGACGTAAGATTAAGTCTATTACAGATCGTTTAAAAAAGAAAGAAGGGCGCATTAGGGGAAATCTTAATGGTAAACGCGTAGATCAAAGTGCGCGCTCGGTAATTACACCAGATCCAAACATCGAATTAAATCAGCTTGGAGTTCCTGTGAAAATCGCGATGACACTTACATATCCTGAACGAGTGAACGAGTACAATATAACTTATCTTCAAGAACTTGTTAGAAGAGGACCAGATACCTGGCCAGGTGCTAAATATGTTCGTATTGCCAATGAAAATATCACAGTCACTTTAAAATACGCAGATAAAGACAAGATTGCAAATGAACTACGTATTGGAGACATTGTCGACCGTCACCTTGCAGACGAAGACATCGTACTATTCAATCGTCAACCATCGCTTCACAAGATGAGTATGATGGGGTTTAGAGTAAAAGTAATGCAGTTCCAAACATTCCGACTTAATCCAACAGTTTGTTCGCCATTCAATGCCGATTTTGATGGAGACGAAATGAATCTCTTTCTACCTCAAAACCCTATGACAATGAGTGAGTTAAAAGATCTAGCAGCGGTTCCATATTTAGTGCTACATCCGCGAGATGCCAAACCAATCGTGGAAATCATTCAGGACACTATGGTTGGTGTATTTAGGTTAACTAAAAAATGGACACATATCAATGATAAAGTAATGGCAAATTTGCAAATGGTGAATTCCTATTTTGATGGAAAACTACCAGATCCACAATCTGACAGACCACTTATGTTTTCAGGAACACAAGCGTTTTCTCAAATTCTTCCTGAGGGTTTGATGATCGATCTTAAAAATAAAGCTGACGAAAAATTACGTATTGTAGATGGTAAATTGCTTTCTGGTACAGTTGATAAAGTTGTTCTTCACAGTATGAGCAAAGGTATTCTACCCGTAATGTTTCATGATTATGGACCATATGAAACCCGACGGGTTCTTGATAACATTCAACGTTTAATATGCAGATGGCTCCTTACAGCTGGATTCAGCGTGGGTATTAGTGATCTTGTAACCGACTTAGAAACTACAGAAAAACTTAAACAGACAATTTCTATGTACAAAGAAACAGCGTATAAAAAAGTACAAGAATGCCGTATTGGCAGAATGGAAAATAAGAGTATATTCAACAACGAAGATTTCTTTGAGCGCGACATCTTAAACGTGCTAAATGAACTTACAAATCAAGTTGGTAAAATTGGTTTGAAACAAATTGATGAAAGAACGAATCGTATGATTAACATGGTAAAATCTGGTTCTAAGGGCAAAGAGACAAATGTAGCTCAAATGATTGCTTGTGTGGGACAACAAAATGTGGATGGCAAACGAGTCGCTTATGGATTTACAGATCGTACTTTACCTCACTACACCAAATTTGATGATGGACCAGAAGCACGTGGATTTGTGGAGAATTCTTTTATAAGTGGACTATCCCCACAAGAGGTGTTCTTTCATGCTATGGGTGGTCGCGAAGGTCTTATTGATACAGCGGTCAAGAGTGTTACAGGTGATACACCTCTTCTCATCAAACAAAATGGAAAAGTTAAGTGGGTTACAATTGGTGAATGGATCGACCAGCAGCTTGATGTGTCCTCTGAACAAATTAAACATTATCCAGAAGATCGTAATTTGGAACTGTTAGACTTGAAGAAAGATTCAACATATATACCAACTGGTGACGAAGATGGAAATGTGTTCTGGAGTGAAATGACTGCGATTACACGTCACGATCGCGGTAACAAGTTATACGAAGTCACGACATATAGTGGGCGTTCTATCAAAGTTCCGGAATCGAAGTCACTACTAGTATGGGATAGAACAACCAATAAATTTATCAGCAAAGAAACACCTCTTATTCGTGAAGGTGAATGTTTGCCACTTGTTGCAAAGCTGTCTCCACCGCACATAGAAGACGTAATTGACATGAATGAATATTTTCCAAAATCAGAATATATCTATGGAAGTGAGTTTTACAAAGCGGTCAGCAAAATGCAAGAAGCTATGAAAGGTCGACAGCAAATTCCAAGGGGATGGTGGGAAAAATCTAATGGTATTGAGTTCACATTGCCATATCCAGACAAAGCAAAATTACAACGTGCAGTTTCTGGAAGATGCGACTTGAGCAATCTGAAAGAAGGTTTCATTTATCCGTATCATGCAACTCGCCAACATTCTATAATTCCCGAGTCATTTCCACTAGATTATGATAATGGTGTATTCATTGGGCTATTTTTAGCAGATGGACATTACGATGCACATTCAGGAACAATAACTATTACGAAAGAAGATTTAAATGTTATTGAATTCACCAAAAAATGGTTTGATCGATATCAGATTAAATACAAAGTGCGAAAAGATAAAAAAGAGCTAGGTATCACAACAACGACAAATGGATACTGTACATTGATGGGAGAGTTTTTAACAAAGCTGGTTGGAACTGGATCAAGAAATAAATTGTTGCCTGATATAGCATTTGTTGCACCAGAAACATTCGTTAAAGGGGTAATTACAGGATACTTCTCAGGAGATGGTTCTGTTGATAAATACGGCTGGGTAAAGGCAAGTTTTTCCTCACAACAACTAATTTAAAGGTTTTTTTTTTTTTTTT